CAATAAACTGACCGTCCGCAACAGGCACGCCGTCAAAGGCGTTCTTAGCTGTTACAGCCATCGTGTCCTCATTTCGCGCGCTGTGCGCGCCGTGCTAGTTCCGCTTGCAGCTTTTCGGGCGTGTCGATTACAGCCATGTTGATCGGCCCCGTCCGGCTTTCCGTGAGCGCGGGTTGGTATTCCCGGCGCGGCGCACCTGTCACCGGCACCGCAGTGCGTCCACTGCCCGCCGCGCGCGCCTTGCGCCGTTCCGCCGCCACGATGCCCAGCCACTGGTCCGGCTCGGCGTGCTCCAACTGCTTGCGGAGTTCAAGTTCCCATTCACCCGGCAGTTTCGCCTCCCGGAACGCCCGTTCAAGCTCCACCTCTAGCCCCTTGCGCACGTTCTCCGCGCGCAGCCTGGCGATTTCGGCGTCTTGCCCGGCCTGTTGTTCCTGTAGCGTTGCCACCTGCCGTTGTACCCCGACCAGTGCGCTCTGCACCTGGTCCCGCTCTTGCAGCGCTGCAGCCACCGCCTCGTCCTGTCGCACCTGCTTCCATTCCCGCTTCAGGCGCTCAACGAACTCCGGCCTTGCCGCGCTCCACTCCTCAAAGTCGAGTGCTTCTAAAATGTCTTGTGCCAAACTCTCTACCCCGGCCACCAGCGACGCATACCCGCCGCCCGCCGCCGGTTCCGTCACGTCATCCACGCTGTTCGCCGCGCTGATGTCCTCGACAATCAGGCCCTTGCGCCCGTCCTGCTCCCCCGGCGCCGCCTTGCCCACCGCGTTAATCGACAGCCCGATCACCGGGCGCGTGCCCTCGATGGACTTGACGATCAGCGGCCAGACCCGTTCCCCGGCCTCACCGAACACTTCCCGCGTGGCCCGCAGTTCGCCGCCGTCACCGATGCGCACGTTCGTGTACTGCCCGGTGATTTCCAACACGGAGCGCGACTCGCCCCGGCGCAGCTGGTCCATACTGGGATGGTTGGCGTATGCCTTGACGCCCTCGAACAGCGGCGCGGCTTTCGCCAGCACGTCCTGGGCGTAGTAGCGCCCGTTGGCGGACCAGCCGGGCCGGATGAGCACCACGTCCACCGTGCGCGCCTCGGTGTTGACCTGCGCCTCGGCCAGGCTGATGCTTTCGGTGAAGACCTGTGTCTTAATCGTCATCGTCGTTTCCTTTATGACGCCATTCGCGGCGGCAAACGCCCGCCCCTCGCAATCCTTTCCGCCTGCCCGCTGGCACGCCTCATGCGTCCGGTTCCACACCGCCGCCCACTGCGCGCGCTTGCCCGCCGGGACGTGCTGGGGAATCTTCGGGTCGTCTGCGCCAGTGTAGGGCATGTCATCCACTCGTTGTGTTCAGTCCGTGCGGCTGGCTGCCCCGCTGCCCCGCCAGCCCGCCGTCCCAGTCGATGCCGTTCTCCGCCGCCCACTCCGCGTACGTCTTGCGCGGCCCGCCGGTCACCTCGTCCATCAGCGCCTCGTCCACCAGCACGGGCAGGATGGTACACCGGCAGCCCGGATGGCTGCCCGTCGGCGGTTGCGGCTGCCCGCTGTCGAACTTAAACCGCTTGCCGTCCAGCCCGCCGCAGATGGGGCACGTCGCCTTGTCCAGGGTCGCGCTCCACTCCCACGCGCTCAGCACGTCACGGTTCTGCTCGTAGACCGCCAGCGCGCCCAGGTTGGACGCCCGCATGATTTCGTTGCGGGCAATCAGCAGCGTCCGGTAGAAATTGCGCTTAAAGCCCTTGCGCCGGTCGGTCTGGATGCCCAGTTCATCGCGCAGTCGCCGCTGCGCTTTCGCCATGCCCTCACCCTGGATCATGCTCTGGGTGATACTGCGCTTGATGCGCGCCTTGTACTCCTCGAAGTTGTAGCCCAGGTCCTCATGCCATGGCGTGCCCTGGTACGGCGCCAGCACCGCCGCGCGCACCGCCTCGGCGGGCAGAAGCGGCCAGATCACCCGCACGTCCGGGTTGGTGCCCACGTCCAGCGCCCAGGTACTGCCCGCCGCGCCTTGCAGGAACGCGCGCTCGCTGGCATCCATCGTGCGCCCGAACACCTGCCGGTACAGCGCGTCCATCTCGCGCTCCATCTGCGCCAGCACGTCCTGGCGTGCCCGCTGTAGCGGGTTGCCGTTCGCGTCATATGCTCTTGTTAAGGTGTCCAGCATCGCACGGTAAGCCGTCCGGTACTGCTCGTATAGCGCCCGCGCCTCGGCATCGCTCAGCCCGTAGATGCGCTCGCGTACCCACGTCTCAGCGGCAATCAGGGCCGGGCTGGGTTCCGGCGCCTTACGCCGCCTGCTGCCCATCGCGCTCCGTCTCTTCGGCCTCGGCCTCTTCGTCGCCCGGCATCTGGCCCGGCACTGGCAGGCCGATGTCCTCAGGACGAATCAGCTCGCCCTTTCCTGCCTGCTTCATGCGCTCATCTTCCTCACGCGCCAGGCGCTTCGTCTCTACCGCGTGCTCATAGCCCCGCAGCCCGCGCGCCGTCTCGCGGCTTACCAGGTCGTTCGCCATGTCCAGCGCCAGCGCCTCGGCCATCGTCTTGGGGTCGTCCGCTTGCAGGTCGTAGTACTCGACGGTGAACGCCTTCTCAGTGTCAATCGTCTGCTCGGCGTCGTTGCTGTCCGGCACCGGGTCGCCGTCCTGGTCTTCGATGACCACCTGGGCGGACAGACGCCCCGCCGCAATCGCGTTGCGCAGCACGCGCCGATACACCGGCGTCCACACCTGTTCCTTGAGTAGTTCCTGCGCGTCGGTGAACTTCCACAGCGCGGGCAGCTGCTGCGCCGTCGCCGTGGCAAGGTTCGCGTTCTCGCCGTCGCCAATCATGTACTCCGGCACGCCCAGGCCCGCCGCCGCCATGATGCGTATCTGGCGCCCGTCCTCGGCCACGTCCATCGCGCCCACCGAGTTCGTCAGCGCCTGTACTTCCTCTTTGTCCGTGCTGACATATGCGCTGCCCGACGTCGGCGGCCTGCGCCACTGCGCGGCCTTCGATGCCACGGCGTTCACGCTGGCCCCGGCCACCTTCACCCACCACAGCAGCGCCCCGCGCCACTTGTTCTGGCGCGCCCGGTCTTCCAGCCAATCCTTGTACGCCTTCAGCCACGGTAGCACCGGGTACAGGTCGGGCCGCCCGCGCAGCTCGTAGCTGTGGTTGTTAATCGGGACGTGCAGCATGTCGGTGGCGGGTATCCACTCGTCCACGTATTCCGGCGCCGCCCCGCTGTCGTGCACGTTCGTCTCCGGGTACTGCAGGTGGTACGCCTCCACGCGCCGGAAGAAGCCGGGCGCGGTGCGGATTTCCACGATGCGCCACGGTGGCAGCGGCACGATGACCGTCTGCCCGTCCGGGGAGTCGAAGAACCGGATGAAGATTTCGCCGTCTACCTGCAAGTCTTGCAAGAATGTCCGGTCGTAGCCGTAGACGTTGTTCTCCTCGTTGGCCCGGAACTCGTCAATGATTTCCTGTACCGCCTGGTTCTGGCAGGTGACGCTGTGCCCCTTGCCGACCGCAAACTGCCGGGTCAGGTCTACCGCGCGCTTGGCAATCGGGTTGCGGTGGTACGCCGCGTGGCAGTTGGTCAGCACGTCGCGCCGCGTCGATAAGTCCCACTCTTTGAGCGGGTCTTCCACCGGCATCGTCACCGGCGCGTCGAGGCTGCTGCGGTACGGGTCATCGAACTGGCCCCGGTAGAACGCGCGCGCCTCAGTGATGTACGCCTGGACCGCGCCCGCCCCGCCCGCCGTGATGCTGTACGGTAGCATCAGCGGACGATGGTAGTAGCCATCGTCATCAATGCGGTATTCCGGCGCGCTGACAATCTGGCTGTCATACGACCAGCGCGGCCAAACGCGGCGCAACCAACGGCGCAGGCGGTCGATCATGATTTCAGGTCCACGACAATCGTACAGGCCGCTTCCTGCGGCACGCCCGACCCGGCGCTGTGCGACCACAACCGCACACTGCCATTGGCATAGAACCACCACTCCGGCGCTATGATGGAGGCGTTACCCGTGGCGCTGGCGAGGCTGACACCCGTCCAGCCTAGCTGGTTGTCCACCAGCGGAAACTGCATGTCGAACACGTCCTGCTGCAGCCCGATCTGCGAGTCGGTGAAATCGCCGCTGATGTGCAGGACGCCGCCCGCAAAATAGCCCATCTCCACCGGGAACGGTGACGAGGTGTGCGACCCGCTGGGCCAGGTGGCTGTGAAGCGCACGAAGTTACGAGTCATTGTCTGACCCTCCGTATTTT